GGTAATTCGAACCCCGACATCGCGCTAGCTATGGCAATTCTGTACTAGGGCAACGATGACTGTTTCGTTGAAACGCGAAGAGGAAACAGGTGCAACGCCTTCGGCGGCGCACGTGCTCGACCGGGTGGCGATGCGCTGCCTGGGCGAACTGGTGCCGTATGCGGCGAACGCACGGACGCACTCGCCGCAGCAGGTGGAGCAGATTGCGCGCTCGATCCGCGAGTTCGGGTTCGTGAACCCGGTGCTCGTCGATAGCGACGGCGGCATCATCGCGGGCCATGGACGAGTGCTAGCCGCCCAGGCGCTTGGTATGACCAAGGTGCCGACGCTCGACGTTCACTGGCTTACGCCGGAGCAGCGCCGCGCCTACATCCTGGCGGACAACCAGATCGCCCTGAATGCAGGATGGGACGACGGGCTATTGCAGCAAGAACTCGGCGCGTTGCGCGAGATCGGCTTCGATTTGACCGTGCTCGGCTTCGCTGACGAGCGGCTCGACCAGCTGCTGACTGTGGTGGAGCAACCGCCGGCCGAGCCGGATGCGGCGCCGCCGTTGTCTCGCCATGCTCACAGCAAGCTGGGCGACCTATGGCAGCTGGGCCAGCATCGCCTGCTGTGCGGCGATTCGACGAAGCGCGCGGAGTTGGAGCGACTCATGGGCTGCGAGCTGGCCGACGTGGTGTGGACCGACCCGCCCTACAACGTGGGCTACCAGGGCGGCACGCCCGATGCGCTCACCATCGAGAACGACTCGATGGACGACGCGGCCTTCCGGCAATTCCTCGCTGATGCGTTCCGAGCGATCGAAGCAGTGATGCGACCCGGTGCGGCGCTCTATGTGGCACACGCCGACACCGAAGGGCTAAATTTCCGCGCGGCTTTCAAGACCGCCGGCTTGAAGCTCGCGTCGTGTTTGGTGTGGAAGAAGAACAGTCTCGTGCTCGGTCGGTCGGACTATCAGTGGATGCATGAGCCAATCCTCTACGGCTGGAAGCCGGGCCGCCGGCATCGCTGGTTTGGCGGGCGCAAGAAGACCACGGTGCAGCAGATCGGCGAATCGTTCGGCTTTGTACGCATGGATGACGGGCGGTGGCAGATATCGCTCGGCGACGCAGTGCTGCTGATTGACGCTGACGCGCTGGTCGAGGAGCTGGTCCCCACGGTGATGTTCCACGAGAAGCCGCGCCGCTCCGAAGACCATCCCACCATGAAACCTGTTGCGCTCATCGAGCGGATGCTGCGCAACTCAGCACGCGCGGGCGATGTCGTGCTGGACGCCTTTGGTGGCTCGGGCTCGACGCTCATCGCCGCCGAGCAACTGGGCATGCGCGCGCACCTGTGTGAGCTGGACCCGCGCTACTGCGACGTGGTCTTGCGGCGCTGGCAGGAATTCACTGGACGGAGGGCCGTTCACGCTGAAAACGGCAGGCCCTTTCCGGCCTGATCACCATGGCAGATGAGACTGTTTCGCTGCGCCAGTTCGCAGCCATGCAGGGATGGAACCCTGGCCACGCGCATCGGTTGAAGATGGCTGGGCGCCTCGTCATGGTCAACGAGGGAGGGCGCGACCTGGTTCACGTCGCCCGCAGTCTCGAGCGTATTGCTGAAAGCAGCGATCCGCAGAAGGGCTACATGTCAGAGGTCAACGCCCGTCAGCGCGCACAGCACCGCGCCGGTCCAGCACCTCGCCCATCCGCAGCGCCACCTGCCACACCGCCGCTGCCGCTCGACGGCGAGTCGTCTGGTCAGCAGAGCCGCAACGCGACCTTCAATCAAGCGCGTACCGCGCGTGAGGTGTACGAGGCAAAGCTCGCGCAGCTGCGCTATGAGCAGGAGGTCGGGAAGGTCGTCAACGCAGAGCAGGTGCGCGCCGAGTTCGGCAAGCAGGTGATCGCGGTGCGCGACCTGTTCCTCAGATTGCCAGAACGTCTCGCTCCAATGCTCGTCGGTCAGAGCGACATGACCATCGTCAAACGCACGCTGGAGGTCGAAATCCGTGCCGTCTTGTCGTTCTTCAAGGAGGCCGCTTGATGGGCGCTCGCGTCGGATCATCCATGCAAGACCCGGCTGCGTTCGTTCATGGCATCTTCCGCCAGTACATGCAGCCGCCGCCTGCCATGCGTGGATCGGTATGGGCGGACCAGTTCCGACAGATCGTTAAGGGGCCGGAGCCCGGACGCTGGCGCTGTGCGCGTACAGCGTACCTCCGCGAGCCTCTGGATTGCATGGACCCGGAGGACCCCGTGCAGAAGGTGGTGATGCAGTTCGCCACGCAGCTGGGCAAGTCAGAGGTTCTCTACAACGCGGTGTTCAAACGCATCCACCTTGCACCGCAGGACATGATGATCGTGCAGCCGACGCTGCAAGATGCCAAGGACCACAGTCGGCAGCGTTTCACGCCCACCGTGCGTGCCATGCCGGAGGTCGGCGCCAAGATGCCAGACCCGAAGTCGCGCAGCGAGACGAACACGTGGCAGACGAAGGAGATCGACCACGGCATCGCCACGTTGTTTTGGGCCGGGGCTAACTCGGCGCGCTCGCTCGCCTCGAAGCCGCTCGGCTTCGTCGGGTGCGACGAGATCGACGGCTACCCGCTCGATGTCGACGGCGAGGGGGACCCACTTGCGCTGGTGTGGGAGCGGATGTCGAACTTCCACAACCGCAAACTGCTGCTGTGTTCGACCCCGACGCTGCGCGACTTCTCGCGGATCGAGGCCGAGTACCTCGCGAGCGACCGGCGGCGCTATCACGTGCCATGCCCGCAGTGCGGCCAGCAGCAGGTGCTGGTATGGGGAAGCGAGGCCGAATACGGTATCAAGTGGCTGAAGACGCCGGCCGGCGAGGCGCGCCCGGAAACGGCGGTGTACATCTGCCGGCACTGCGGTGCGGCCATTGCCGAGCGGCACAAGACGACGATGCTCGCCGAAGGCCTTTGGATACCAGACTGCCCGGGCGCGCAGCGCGGCCTGGTGGCGGGCTTCCACCTGTCAAAGCTCTACAGCCCGCTCGGCTGGAAGAGCTGGGCCATGGTGGTGGACGACTGGATCAAGGCGCAGCAGGCAGCCAAGGCCGGCGACGTTTCGCGGCTGAAAACGTTCATCAACACATCGCTCGCCGAGACATGGGAAGAGCAGGGCGACCGGGCCAACCTGCACGAGCTGCTGCGCCGCGCCCTCGACATCCCGCTTCGCGTTGTGCAGTGGGGACACTTCGTGATGACGCTGGGCGTGGACGTGCAGGGCGACCGTGTCGAGGCCTATTTATGGGCATGGGGCCGCGGCATGTGCCGGCAGCTCGTCGACCGTGCCGTGTTCTATGGCGACCCGGCGCTGCCCGAAGCCGATCCTGCGTCGCCATGGGCGCAGCTCTCGCAGTACCGCACCCGGCCGGTGCTGCACGCCAGCGGGCGAGAGGTGCCATTGTTGGCATGCATGATCGACAGCGGCGGCCATCACACGCAGGCGGTGTACGCCTACTGTCGAGCCCACCAGGGCGAGCAGGTGCATGCGGTCAAGGGCCAGAGCCAGAGCAACAAGCCGATTCTGGGTCGACCCACTGAACAGGACATCTCCTGGCGCGGCCAGCGCGTCAAGCGCGGGGTCAAGCTGTGGCCTATCGGCACCGATACCGCAAAAACTGAGTTTTACGGGCGCCTGCGCATCCACGAGCCAGGGCCGGGGTTCGTGCTGTTCAGCAAGGCCACCCCCCCGGAAGTCTTCGAACAGATCACCGCCGAGCGCCTCGTCATGCGCTACGTGAAGGGCCGCGCAAAACTCGAATGGGTCAAGCCGCCGGGGCGGGCCAACGAGGCGCTCGACTGCGCCGTGTATGCCCTGGCCGGCGCTCACTGGGCCGGCCTGGACAGATGGCGCGATGTTGACTGGAACCGCTGGCAGGAAACCGTGGAGCCGCCGATCGATCAACCAGCGCCATCCAGGCCCGCAGCTGCACCGTCGCTGCAGACGCGGATCTCGCTGGCCGGCATGGCGCGATTCTCGGCCGGTAGGGAGGTGGGCCGATGAACGGCGACGAGATCGTGCGCTACA